AATTAATTAGGTAATTCAGAGAAAACAACTCCTCTGAAGAGCTCTTAATGAGCTTGATCTTAAAAGTGACTGTGAGTGTATGCTCCGAATGGACATACTCATAAGAGTAAAGTCGGATTGGGGGATTATTCCAATCTTATACTTTACAAACTTACAAGCAAGAGATATCTTAGCTTTCCATTCACATGGTGTCTGCGGCCCCTTTCGAGGGAAACCGAAGGTCTATATTTATTCCTAATCTAAAGTCCACTTATAGGCTCACTCCGAGAATTTTGTTCTTTTCGGAATAAATCTAATTTGTGGGAGATAGATGAGTAACCTGCTGTCGGCTGAAAGGTTGTACTAATTTCTTAGTTAGTACCTTTACTGAGATAAAACTACTTTATGTAGATCCCAGAACCGAAGTTAAATTAAAAAAACTAAATGAAAACAAATTTAAAAATTATTAAACCTATTTTCTATTTTTCTAAGTGGAGACTCGATAGCAAAAATATAGATGACATGTTCCGTGTAAAAGCGGTTCCAGCATTAACTTTACTCCTTCAAAAGATAAAGTTAATCGCTGGCGGATCAATATCTCTTTGTTTTATTAAAGAAGCCAAGATACTAGTACTAAAGCTGTCTTTAATCCGACAGCAACAAGGGGTAAAAGGTTTGACCTTTTACTTAAAATCTTGTTCTATTGCTTTGCAGCAAAGTTTAGCAGGGTATCGTATTTATAATATGTCCTTGGTTGGTCCTAGAATTTCTAGAACTAAACAAGGGCTGCCTCGTATCATCTGTAGGTCTCATAGGATAATTTTATCCAATAGGAAAAAGGGATGTTATTTTTTAATGAAATATTATCTATCTATTTTCTATTTCTATAGAGTACTAGAATTTCCTGGTAAGCTTAAGTTAGAAACTATAGCTGCACCTGGAAAACTCTTTGATATGAACCACTATGAATCATTCATGGACCACTTTATTAGGATATTTTTCCCAATAAAGTTCAAGGGACCAGGTAAAGGAATAGCATTCCTTCGCTCTGTTGCCCGTGTGTTCCCGATCTTTAGATCTTCTCCATTTACCAGTTCTATGATATATTTTCCATTTAAGATGGTTAATATCTCAAAAGAAAAGGGTAGACAATTATGATCTACTCATGTTATCTCTCTTATAGAGAGCATGAGAGTTATAATGTTATCTCCGCTTTATCCTTTATACAAGGATATGGCTGATATCTTAAAATTTGAAAAACTTATCAATTATTTTAAGTATCAGAAGGGGATGACTCTAAAAGGGGGAGTTATTGGAGGTCCTTTATTGAAGTGATTAGGTACAACTTTTAAAAGTTCTAATCCTTATGAAGGACGAGCCTTAGGAAAGCTTTCCCTAAAGAATGAGGCAGCTGGAAAAGTTAGGGTCTTTGCTATGGTAGACCCGGTGACCCAATGATTATTGAATCCCCTCCATAAGTTTATTTTTTCTATACTTAGAAAAATACCTATGGATGGTACCTTTAATCAATTGGGGCCTATTAAACGTCTCCTAAAGATGTCTAATGGGCAGGGTCTATATAGTTTAGATCTTAGTGCAGCCACTGATAGACTTCCTGTAATTCTACAGGCTCGTCTACTAGACCATATGTTTAAGGATATTCCTTACTATGGCCAGAAATGGATGGCTCTGCTAACTAATCGAGAGTATTTATTACACTCGAAAGAGTATAATATACACCAAATTTTTAAATATGGTGTAGGGCAACCTATGGGAGCCCTATCCTCTTGAGCTATGTTAGCACTTATACATCATTTTATAATTCAAATTAGTGCCTGAAAGGCAGGTCATCCATATCATAAACTCTACACTGCTTACGCCGTGTTAGGAGATGATGTAGTGATAGCCGATTATCAAGTGACTAAACAATATCTTAGGGTCTTAAAAGACCTAGGGGTTGAGTGCGGTTTGCATAAGTCTATTCTAAGTAATAAAAGCTTAGGATTAGAATTTGCTAAATCTACATTTATTGAAAAAATAAATGTCTCTCCAATTTCATTGGATGAGTTATCTCAATCCCTCCAAGATTTGGCCACTTGAGCAGCATTTTCTAGAAAACACTCTATTGGGTGGGACCGGCAAACAAGGATCTTAGGATACGGTTACTTAACTAGACGAAAGTCTTTTAAGAAATTAAATCACGCTTTACAATTGCTGAAAATCAGTCAAATTATGAAAGTGGATTTTAATACCGATGTCCTTCGACTCCGTCAAAGAGTACCTACTGATCTATATAATTCTGAAATAATGGAATTATTTAGAGATACAATCCTCTTTGACTTATTTAAATTGTTATTTAAAGAACTCAGTAATTATCCTATATGATTAAAAAATCAAAGGATCCGTATTAATACGGGAGTTCGAAGCGAATTCTTTGAATTCGATCGATACGATTTATATAATTCGTTTGAATTAGTATTAAATGATGCTAATTCTATACCGGGAAAGATCAAGGAGCTCGTGACTTCATTTACTCACTCTGGAATGAGTGAGTCAGATTTATCTGCATTATTCTATTTCAAATTTGATTTGAGAGTAATGAGATGACTCTGAGGTTTCCTTAAAATTGAAACACTTGATGAAGCTCTTAATTTATATTTAAAATTAAATCGCGAGTTGGGGAAGCTGTCTAAAGATGTTTACGGACTGGATAAAATAGTGGATCGCCTTCCGGCGAAGAAACTACCATTCCAGGCTCGCATCTTTAGAGATTGATCACGGCTAACTGTCAAGATGGTACATAATTATCGCGCTTCTTTAGACAAAGAAGTTGATCCAAAATGTGATCTTAAATAGTGCTGTGAGCGCTCC